AATTCATTACCTGCAACCCCTGATGAAATCATTGACGCATCGCCAGCCCCGATTGAGAGCGCAGAGTTATCAGCGGTGAATTCAATTATTTCGCTACTAACACGAACCGATATCACTGATACACAGAAACTACTTAAAGCCGAATTAGCAATTGCAAGGTCGCAATCCACAAAGCCGATAGATGTTGGTCGTCTAGTTGATTGGTCTACTTTTATTAAAGAGTCGGATAACGATAATTACGATTGGGTAATTCCTGGCTTGTTAGAGCGAGGCGAGCGAGTCATAGTAGTCGCAGCCGAAGGTGTTGGTAAAACCATGCTTGCGAGACAGGTGTCAATCTGTGTGGGCGCTGGTGTCCACCCATTCACCTTTCAACCAATTAAAGCAATGACGACATTGTCTATTGACCTTGAGAACCCTGAACGAATTATCCGTAGAACTTCACGTTCTATCTACGGGGCTGCCGCTGCAGTTGGCAGATTACCCAATCATCAGTCTCATTTGTTGATTAAACCACAAGGTTTTGATTTACTCCGTGCCGATGACAGGGCTGTGTTTGAAGAACACATGGACAAGATTAAGCCCGACATCTTAATCATGGGTCCTTTATATAAGTCATTCATTGACCCAGGCGGGAGAACATCAGAAGCGGTCGCAATTGAGATGGCAAGGTATCTAGACGTGATTCGTGATGTTTATAAGTGCGCCATGTGGTTGGAGCATCACGCTCCACTTGGAACTTCAATGACCTCTAGAGAGTTACGACCATTCGGTTCAGCAGTTTGGTCTCGCTGGCCCGAGTTTGGTATAGCGTTACAACCCGACCCCACAGGTATGCCCTATCATTACGATGTGCGACATTTCAGAGGAGCCCGTGATGAACGTCAATGGCCGACAATCATCAAACGAGGGAAACGATTCCCGTTTGAGGTAGTTGCGTTCTCTACAACATCTACATGAGTGAAAACAACAAGGTTGCGTCTAGGGAGTTCCTCGCAGAGCGGGACTCGCGTATCTTCAAGATGCGACAAGCAGGGATGTCAGTAGCAGAAATTGGCAGAAGATTTAGTGTTTCCCCCAAGGTGGTGTCAAACGCAATTAACCGCACCTTAGAGAAGTTAAACCGTGAGACACACATGGCGTATCCTGAAGTATTAAGAATGGAACTTGAAAGACTTGATGGGTTACAGGCCGCAATTTGGCCACTGACTCAACATAGGAAAGTAACTCTTGATGACGGCACAGAAGTCCAAGTTGAACCAGACCTTAAGGCAATCCAACAGGTTTTGGGCATCATGGATAGACGGTCAAAGTTATTGGGCATGGAACAGAACAACGTGAACGTACAAATGGATATCAACGCCCGTGATGTCCAGCCAATCCGTGCGACCCTAGCAGGTCAAGAAAGTATGAAGACTCCTCACCTTAGTTTTGACGCAGAGACAGAAGCACGTGAACTCTTGAAAATTATGGGGGTGTCGGGTGTCCTACCAAAAGAAACTGTCGCCCAGATGCTTGGTTCAAAGGCTATTGTTGATGGTGAGATAGTTGATAAAGGAGATTCTGATGAGCAAAGACAACTTGAAAGCGGCGATGGACAAAGTAGTTGAAACGATGTCTATGACGGTTCAGCCAATCAACAAGGAAGATGACGGCCCCGCGGGCGCGCAGGTACTCATACGCACGACCCCAGAGGAGAAAGACCGTTGGAAGGCTGCTGCTGAGAAAGAAGGGGTTACTTTGTCGCAACTATTCCGTGAGACAATGAACAAAAAAGCAACTGACATTCTTGACTGTCCCCACCCAATGGAACATCGCAAAATCTACCCGTGGTCGGAGTTTTGTATGAAGTGCGAGACTCGGCTAAGGTAAAAACTCTTCAAACTGATTTTGTTTCATTTTGGGATTGTCCTGAATATACATCCGTAGGGCAACATCAGGGCTACGCATTGACAACACACGATAGCGCTGTGCCTCAGTAATTTCTTTCTTAAACTTCTTCTGCGCTTCGTCTATCTCTTGCCCACCAATCAACGCTGAGTATTCTTTTTGTGTTGCTTTGAGTGAAAGCGGTGGGTAGAACCGTAATTCGGCTAGAACCGTAATGTCATCTATCATTCTTTTTCTTTTCTCGCTCTTGGCGTTCTTTGATTGTTTTTGTTACCCGTACATACTTGCGACCAATCTCGTCGCCAAGTTTCTTTTTGAACGTCTTTTTGTTCCACTTCTTCACAGTCATCTGAGTGCGTGAGGGGCGGTTGGTTTTATAGCCCCCACCTGCTTTGCGGTATTCATTTGCAAGCAACTGCGCCTTGCGTGCAGACCATTGGCCAGGGGCCCCGCCTTTACCACTACGCATTATCTGGTTCTTAAGGCGATTGCGTAGGACTGGCTGAGTGTATGCGCCTTTAATCTCGTAATCATTCGTTGGCATTTCGTTATGGAAAGGGTCTACAGCCAAACGCACCCATAACGGAGAGAATGCGGACTTCTCTTCGCGATTTTTGTTTTTCTTTTCTTCTCTAATGATTAGTTTTATTGTTGATGGGTATATTTTGAATTTAGACGCTAATTCTTCATTAGTCGCGCCCTCTAGATGAAGTTTTAAGATTTCCCTATTCCGTTTAGCAAATTGGCGTTCTGGTCTCTTAATATCACGCAATTTTCGCAAAACGTATTCAACCTGCGTGACAGTTAGGTTGTATTTTTTAGCAATCTCTGGATAGGTCATATTCGCCAAGCGGTCTAACTCTATTTTGTCAGCCACAAAATCACTTACTGATTGTGAATCAAATTGTTGGCTGGCTGTTTCTTTTTCCCTTGATTCAATAACTTCTTTATATTTTTTACTTAATTTCTGCACAGTTGTGGTGGACACCCCATACCTTCTGGCAATTCTTTCCAAACTCACCCCAGAAGCAAGTTCTATAATCATATTGCGTTTATCTTCTCTATCTTGTTTTAATTTTGAATCATCTTGAAGAATAGCAACAATCATCCGATTCAAAGCCATTTGTGCTCTCTCGGAAGAATTACCATATAGATATCGCATAACATCGCGACCTTGATTTGAAATTCTTTCTTCATTTATTCTTTTGGTTAATTCTGAGTCAGATGCGGTCAACTCGCTTAGTGCTTCATCCATAAGAGCCCGTAGGCGAGCAACTTCTGCTTCAGTCTTCCCGTCAGATACGCTCTGGTTATAAAGTTCGATATATTTTTGTTTTAATGCTTCTTGTTGCGGGTTCATTTCTTTATATTGCTTAAGAGCAAGAAGGTCTTTTAAGCGTTCCTCAACTCGTTTTCTGATTAGCGATTCGTCTCGTCTAAACTTCATATTTGATGGTGGTGCTGTATATCGTGAGCGTAGACCCCCAACTTGCCCCCGAGACATAACTCCACGATTCGTATCAGTTCTAATGGCAGGTTCGTGATTTGTCATCAAAGTTGATAGATAACTGTAATACTCATACTGAGAAAGTAAGCCTCGAGATAGTTGTGTGTTTAGTTTGCCAATTCTTGAGACCAAGTCTTCATCGGCGGTTTTGTTTAGTTCATCAAGTAGGTCGTCCATATAGCCGACCATACGAGTTAGTTGTTCTTGTCTTGCTTCGTTATTATCACGCCAAGATTGAGTTGCCTCGTCATACTTCTTGCCCGCCTCTATAAGAGCCAAATTGTCTTCTTCCGCAGTACCACCCAAATCAGGGAAAAAGTTTTCAGGTTTTGGCATATCGTCTTGAATGTCAAAATATTGCTTAAAAGTGCTCTTGTATTTTTCTTTCAACACTGCTTGTTTCATATTTTCTGGCATTGACGGTGGTCGGCGAGACGCCAACCCCGAACGTGAACGAAGTCCTCTTATGTAGTTATCGTTTTCAGCAAGGTCTGGGCGGTATCTCCCAATGAACTCTCGTGCTTTTTGTTCTGCGACTCGTGCTTCTGCTGGAGGGGTGTTCTTGTGCCGTGCCCGTGCCATCATTGCTTTTACTTTACGCATTACATTAGTTGGAACCCCATCTGGTGTGTTTGATGTTTGCATTTCTATGTCAATATCATCAAACGGCTCATTAGGCAGTACGGCTTTAGCGTCTTCGGCATCAAGCATAAGACTTTGGATTTCACTTTTCAAGTCATCCATCAAAGTGTCTTGGTCGTCTTCGTTCTCAGGGAAACCAAAACGACCCAAAGCGGGGCCGCCAGCATTAGCAAGCACTTGACGTAGCAGTTTTGCATATTGGTTAGCATCACGCATACCCATGATGTTGTTGTATGGAGTCGT